GGTTGCCCAGCACATAGTTCACGTTGGCCGCCATGCCGCTGCCGGTGCCCGCCAGCTCCAGCGCCTGGTCAAAGGTCTTCACGTCCTCCATCTGGCCCAGCCGGTACAGGGTGGATGCTGCCGCCGCATAGCGGTCACTGTCCACGCCTTCCGGCTGTTTCCGGCTGATCTCCTGCGCCGCCTTTTCGCCCACCTTCCAGCTCCGCAGCACCTGCTCCGTCCGGGCCTGCTTCTGGCCCTCCGTCCTCGGTGCTTCCATGCCGTAGGTCTCCCGCATCTGGCTGTTGCTGCTGTCCATCCCGTCAAGGGTGCTTTCTTCCACAGGGACCGACTGCATCACAGCCTGCCGGTCAGCTCCATTCTGCGCAGTCAGCTCAACGTTTCCCGTCCTGTCAAGGGCCCCCATACTAGGGGGACTGTCAGCGCTTATGCGATGACTGAGGGGTTCTGCGCCGTCCGCCGCTGTTTCCGTGGGGCTTTCCACACTTTCCCCAGCGTTCTCAACAGCATTCTGCTGGCTGCGCTGTGCCGCCACTTCCCGCAGCATCCGCCGGGTAGCCGCAGCCGTGCTCGGCAACTTCACCCCATAGGCTTCCTCAAAAGCCGCGCGGTTTGCCTCGTTTCCGGCCTCCGGGGTGAACAGCCTGATGGTCTTGCCTGTCAGGCTGTCACCGGCCGCCGCTTCTGCAAACGTCTGCACAGCCAAGTTGTCCGATATGGCAGCAGTTTCTGCACTGTTGCCCTCAGCCGCAGGGCCCGCCGCTTTCAGGTCAGCAGAGCCTTTTTCAGTCCCATCAGACTCCACCGACATGCCAAGGGCCCCACTATTAGGGGGGCTGTCAGCGCTCACGCGCTGACTGAGGGGTTCCGGTTCCCGCGCCAGCTCCTCCCGGCGCTGGTGTTCCTTCAGCGCCTGCTCGTATTCGTCCTGAGCGGCATACCGCTCCACGTTGCCCCGCAGGCTGGAATCTCCCGCGTTCATCCTGGAAAGCCCTGTGCCCACAGCGCCGCCCAGTGCACCGGACGCGCCGCCGGTCAGCCCCGCTTCCAGCGCCTGAACCAGCGTGTCCGTGGTAAACATGGTCTGGGCAGCTTCGCTGTCTCCCAGGGCCGCATCAATGGCCTTGTCGGCGTAGGTCTCCACAAAGGCCTGCACGGCGTTGTCAATGCCGCCGGAAATGGCGTTGGCAATGGCCGGATGTGCCGCCGCAAAGGCCGAATCCCCAGCCAGCGCCCGGATCTTGTCTGCCACAGCTCCCGCCACGGAATTTCTGGCGTAGTCCGCGCCCATGGTTCTTGCCAGATCAGCCGCACCCACGCTGTTGATGGCCCACCCGGCCCCGAACTTCAGGCCGGACTTCACCAGTGCTTTCTCCGGGCTTTCTCCCTTTTCATCACTGGCTGCCATACTGTCACCGGCACCCTGGGCACTCAGCACCGGCAGCACCGCCGCCGGATTGATGGCAGCCACGGCAAGGTTCTCAGCCGCACTGGTCGCCACGCCCTGCACAGTCCGCTGCACATCGGTCAGGCCGCTCTGGGCCGCTCCCGTCAGCTGCTGGCCCCGGTTGTACAGCTGGTAGCCCACGCTCTTCTCCGTGTCGATGCCACCCTTTGCTTCCGTTCCGGCAATGCGGCTGCGCATGTCCTCGATCTCCTGCCGGGTAAATCCCTGCTGCAACAGGTCGCCGGTGCTGTACTTGGGCTGGTAGTCCATGTCAGTTTCCATCAGCTGGTCATACAGGTTCTTCTCGCGGGGGTTCCGGGCAAGCTCCGCTTCCAGTGCTTTCCGGTTCTCGCTGCTCTGCCGGATGTTCTTTCCGGCCTGCACCAGGTACTCCGCACCCATCAGCGGGGCAGCGGCCACGGTGTCCGCAACGCCGCCCACGGTGTTTGCCGTCCGCCGGGCCAGCTGCTTCCACTCCGGGATTTCTTCCATAGTGTCCAAATACTCTCTGGCCTGCCGGATCTCCGTGTCCGTGTACCCCAGCTTTTTCAGGTCCGCCGTGCTGTAGGTGTTGCCCACCTTCCCCTTGATTCCCGTGGTGCGGAAGGGGTCGATGCTACCATCCCCGGCGCTGACCCCGTTTCTGCTGGTGCCGGTCTCGGCATAGCTGGTATAATTGCTCTTCTTTTCCAGCAGCTTGTTCACAAGCTCCTGATTCCGAGGCTGGTCAAACCACTGGTTGGCCTGGTCAAAGTCGTCCGGCTGGCTGTACTCCGCATAGCTGTTCTTCAGCTTCTGGGCCTGCTGTCCGTACCACGTTCCCAGAGTATTCCCCGCCGGGCTCACTGTCACCTTCTGCCGGTTCAGCTCGTCGCTCCGGCTGTCCATGGCATCCGCAAAGCCCAGGTTGTTCCTTGTCCGGTAATCCTCCAGCGCCGTGGAGTACAGGTCGGTGCCCGTCTGTCGGCTCGTTGCTTCCTGCTGTTTTTGTGCACGCAGGGCAGCAGCGCTGCCCTTTGCCCAGCTTGTTCCCGTACTGCCAAGGGCTAACGGGTTGCGACTGTCAGCGCTCTTGCGCTGACTGAGGGGTTCTGCCCCGCCCGCTGCTGTTGCCATCCCAGTCTTTTCCTGCCGCTCTTTTTCATTGCGGTTCCGCAGCGCAGCAGCATTTCCCGATTTCCATGCCATCCTGTATCCTCCTTAAAATCCAGCGTTCTGCATTGCCCTGTCGATCACATCGTCCGATGCACCCAGATTCATCAGCCGACTGGCGATGGTATTTGCATCCATTCCCTGTTCCTTCCACCCCTTTGCATAGCTCAGGGCGTTGCTGTACGGCATTCCGGTACTCTTACCCGTGCTCCCTCCCGTGGTTCCCCCGGGCAGGGCCCACTTGTTCGGATTCGCCAGCGGGGCGATCAGCCCGCTGCCAGTTCCGGTCGCTGCTGTTGTGCCCGTGTCACCGTCCGGCAGCATTCCGGCGCTGGCCAGAATGTTCGCATAGACGCTCTTGGTCGGGTCATCATCCTTCAGGCTCTGATACTTACCCAGCGCCGTCAGCAGTTGGCTGTTTGTCCACCCGCTTCCGCTCTTGCTGGAGCCGCCGGAACTTCTCGAACTTCTGCTGCTCTTCGTAGCTGCCGCCTTTGCCAGCTGGGTCGCCAGCTGACGGTTTGCAATGGTGCCATAGGAACCGGCTGCATTGCTGTCCAGCCCGTACATCTTCAGCAGGTTGGCCGCTGCTTCCTGATTTCCGCTTGCCACCAGAGAAGCCGCGGTGCTCAGAACACCTGCCTGATCGTCCCGGGTCACCGGTGCGCCGTTGTAGCTGGCAAAAGCGTTTGCGTTCAGGCCGTACCGGTTCAGCACGTCGCTGGCCGCATCCCCGGCTCCCTGGGTGTACAGGTTGAACGCCTGCTGGTAAGCACTCAGGGCATCGCTCTGGTCGGTGCGTTTCTTGTTGTACTCCCACTGTTCCCGGGCAAAGTCATTTTCCCACTGCTGCTGGGTGTACCCCTTGTACCCATCGTAGGCCGTCAGGGCCGCCGAGCCGATGTTCTTTACCGTGTTCCAGAGGTTGTTCCAGTAGTTGTCGTTCTCGTTCCGGGCCTGTTCGCTCTGGTTGGCAAGGAAATTCTGCCACGCCGTGTAGTTGGCAAAGTTGCTGCCGTAGGCACTGCGGTCCAGCGCCTCGGTGTTGGCCATGCCGGAAAGGGCACTCAGCAGGTCGTTCTGCTGGTTCTGGTATTCGCTCAGTGCCTGGCCTCTCAGGCCGGGTACCGCATTGTCAATGCCGCTCAGCGCCTGCTGCTGGCCCTGCTTTGCCACGCTGTCGGCGTAGCTGCTGCCATACCCGCCCGCCAGCATCGCCGCGTTGGCCTGGGCGTTCTCCGCGCTGGCGGCAGCATTGGCCTGGGCCTGGGCGCGGTACTGCTGGTAGGCTTTGCTGCCGGTATCCCAGTCGAACCCGCTGCCGATCTGCCCGGTCAGGCTGTCCATTGCGTCCTTGTTCCGGCTCACATAGTCCGCCGGGCGATTGGCATTCCATTCCCGCTCTTCCTGTTCCGCCTGGTTCTTTCTCCGTAAGGTATCAAATAACATAAAGTTCCCTTCTTTCTGTCCTCTGTCGCAGGGCCCCACACCGGTCTTCAGAGCAAGCCACCCGTCATCATCTTCACGATAAGCGGCCCGGCGAGCTGTGCACCGATCCGCAATACGTTCCCCCAGAAGTTGGTGTTGTTCGCATCCTTCTTCTGGTTGGCCCCCACCGCGTTGGCATATTCGGTCTGGGCACTGTTCAGCTGGCCATAGTAATTGTTCAGGCGGGTGTTGTAAGCATCCTGCGCCAGCTTTTCCTGCTGCTGCAAAGAGCTCAACCGGTTGCTCAGGTCACTCTTTTTGGCGGCATATTCGTTGTAAGCCTGGCTGTATAAGCTGTCTGCCACGTCCGAAAGCCCGTTCATGGTGCTCTGGTAGGCCGTCTGCCCGCTGGAAGTGCCCCAGCTGTTGCCGTAGCCGCCGCTGCGGGCCGAGGCGTTGGCGGCAGCGTTCTCACTGGCCAGCTCCGCACCCCGGGTGTACTGGTTCTTGTACTGCTGGTAAGCTGCGTCCTTGGTGTAGTCGTAAGAAAAGCCGTCCTGGTTCATCTTGTCCAGCTGGCTCTGCGTGCCGCTGATCTGGCTGCCGTACTCGCTCTGATACTCCCCGGGCTTCTGTCCTTTGATGTAATCCAAATTGTTCTTTGCCGTGGTCACCCGGTCATTGCTCTGGGCGTACTGGTAGCTGTTGGAACCGTTCTTTCTGGTTCCAAACACGCCGGTGCCCGCATTCTTTTCGCTGTTGCCGGTAATGCCGTCATACACATCCCCTACCATCAGCCCCACATTGTGGCCCGGGATCAGGTACTCCCACCATTCTCCTCTTGCCATCTTCTCACTGTCTCCTTTCGTTTACTCCACCTTCAGCCCCATGGCGGTCAGCTTGTCCCGCATGGTGTCGCTGAAATTCGTCTCGTCCAGGTTCTGCATCATGTACATCATCTGGTCCCGCAGCTGCATCAGGTAGTTGTTGATGCTCCGCCTGTCCTCCGGGGCCATGTTGTCACTCAGTTTCGGCATGGCGATCTCGCCAAGCCTCGTAATATCTGCCATTTGTTCACGTTCCTTTCTGTCTCACGGTCAGGCCGTCCTTCGTCCAACCCCCCAGTCGCCTGCGGCGACAGCCCCCGCTAATAGGGGGGCCCTTGGCATGGCATAAAGCTCTGCCTCTTTGCCAAGGCCGCCCCTATTAGGGGCGGTGGCATTGCGAAGCAATGACGGTGGGGTTTAACTCCAGCCGCTCCCCGTAAGAGATCTATCGTTTCGGTTCCCCTCCGGCCACCCGGTTGCCCCGGCTCTCTGCCATGCTGAACGCAATGCTCCGCACCGCGATCTGTCCGGTGCCCTTGATCCGCAGCCGCATGGTGTCGTTCCGCTCCGGCACAAAGGGCAGGTTGACCCGGGTGTATTTGTTCAGAACGGCTGCCTGGCCCAGCGTCTCCCAGGCCCCGCCCTCATAGCTGGCCTGCAGCTCCACAACGCTGTACGTCAGGGCATCCACCCGCAGAAACACCCGGTTGATGTACTTGTCCGCCGGGATGTTCAACCCAATGTCGCCGCTCACAGCCTCAAAGCCCACCTTGGCTTCCAGATTCGCCTTTGCCGTGTCGGTGTCCCGGTCGGCCTCCCGTTCCGGTTCGGTTGCCCACAGGTTTACGCCGTCCCACTGGTAGAGCTGCCGCCCTGTGGAGCACATCGCCCAGCCGGAAGCATTCTCTTCTGCCGCCGTGTCCTCCTCGTGCCAGAGCTGCCGTTCGGTGTCATAGACCAGCAGCCGGGTCTCGTTCCGGCCCGGCACCCGCAGATGCAGGTAATACCGGGTGTCCAGCACACCGCCCACCGCCCCGCGCACGTTCATCAGCCAGGTGTTGTCCAGTCCGCCGCTGATCTTCACCGGCAGGCTGCCGTCCCAGGCCATCACGCCGTCAGTGGACAGGTAGTACAGCACCTCTGCCAGCAC